TTCAGTCACCATCTAACGTAAACCGTCGTCTTCGTTATGTAACTAATATAACATCTCTACAGACAATGTCAACCATTTTATTAGAAAAAAAGTCAAAAAAATAGGCGCCGTAGCGCCTATCCTTTATCTGTATTAACTATAACTTAGCTAAAGCTTACGTTACCTGAAGTAACAGCAACTTTACCTAGATAATCAGCTGCATTGCCTAGTGACGAAGCAGTATTTGTTAGCTCAACATATCCATAACGAGTCATGAACGATACTGTTGGCTCAAATGTGCCTGGATCTAGTACAACACCACTTGACATTAACGGGATATATGGGCAATAGAACGCTGCTGCGTCTGATTCGCTTGTTCCTTTATATCCAATTAGAACGTCTGCATTATCTACAGCATATGTGTTAACATATACACGCATTGCACTGTTTAATGTACCAACCATTTTAGTGTTAGTTGGTGCTTCAAAAGTACCCTCAGTAGTACGTGCAAACGCACTTGTAGTTGCTGATTGTAGAAGTGTTAGTGTAAACGGAGAAACAACACACCAGTTACCTGCGCCACGACGTGTACGCTGAGCAATTAGGTTTGATACTCTGTTGATTTGAACTGCAAGTGCTGCATGCTCGTCACCAACAAAAGTAGCAGTACCTGAAACTGCATTTTGGTCATATGTTTCAATCGCACCACCAGCTAGACTATTAAGGCTTGCTAGTACTTCTTGATCGATCTCAGCAGTAATCTCTTGTGCAAGTGCTGCCATGATTTCTGCTTCAACGTCGATGCCGTGCATTGCTTGTGAATCTTGAGCTGCTTCAAAAGTCCAACGAGCTGATAGCTTGCGTGACTTTGCTTCAACAGTCTGTTTCAAGATCTGAATTGACATCTGGTTACCTGCAACACCTTCCATAGAAGCTGTTGGGCTTGGTGCAGCATTTGATCCAGGATTGCCTGAGTATGACTCAGCAATCTTGAATGGTGAAAATGCTTCATCCCCTGCTGTTGCTCCGTTATCTGTATTTGCATAACGTACACGTAATGTGTGAATTTGAGCGACAGGACCAGTCATTGGCTGTACGCCAACAAGTTCGTTTGCAATGACTGTTGGCATTACACGTCTGATAACTGGTAGGATAACTCTGTTTAGAGTTGCGATATTACCGGCAGAAGTAGCACCTGCTGTTGCGCTTTCTGACAAATGACGACGAGTATTCTCGAGCGTAGCTGCCATGACGCTTTTCTTGTTGCCTTGTAGGCCTTCAAGAAGTGCAGTTTTGGTGTCCTGCCAGCGACTTTCTAGTAGTTCTGACATTGGTATCTCCTTAATTTAATCCAGCTAGACGTTTAATGTCTACGACATTGTGATCGTCTGCTTTAGAACTAGTGTTTTGTGATTGTTCACGGTTGCCTGTTATAGTTTTGCCTTCGGTTAGTGCCTGTTTCTTTGCTGGAGTTTTATTACTATCGATTACCGATGGTAGGTACTTATCAAACGATGCTGTTAGGCGATCTGTCTGAACAGTTTCCAGTAAGGTATTCATGATTTCTTGTTGGTCTTTACTTAAAGGACTAATCAAGTCATTCATAATTTTTCCTCTACGTGCAGTTTCAACTAATGCGCTATTCTCAGTTACCTGATCTTTTGCTAGTTTAATTGCTTTTGCCGTATGAGCTTTTGCTTCTGCAAGCTGTTTATCCTTAGCGGATAAAACTTTAAGTAGTTTAGCTGTTTCTGATTTTTCATTCAAATACGAGCTACCATACTCACTTGAAAATGCTTCAAAGATTTTACGACCAAAGTCGTTTTTACGTGCAGTATCAATATCAGCCTTAAGTGCATAAATCTCTTTTGAAAGAGTTTTTGCAACTGTTTCTGATACCAATGTAGTACTCTTTGTAACAAAGTCTTTTTTGACCTTAGCAACGTGGTCTTTTGCTTCACGCACTAGACGAACTTTAGTTTCTGCTAAGTCTTTTTTATCTTCATAAAATTCTGCAATTTCTGAAGCCAATGATTCGACAATAAATTCTTCTAATTTAGTATGCTGTTCTTGCATAGCTACTTTATCAGCACGTAATTCTGCAATCTCTTCTGAAAGTTGTCCTACGACAAAATTCTTTAAAAGATCTGCATTATCACGCATTGCAACTGCATACTTAGCTTTCGCTTCTGCAAGCTGCTTTCTATCTTCTGCAAACTCTGCAATTTCACTTGCAAGTCCTTCTGATAGCATTTGATCTATTGCTTCTACCATTGTTTGCTTGTCGTGTTCGTACTTCTGTGCGAACTCTTCACGCAGTTCAGCAGTTACTTGCTGACGGTTTTCTGTAACCCTTGCGTTCCAAGCCTCTTCAACTTCCGTTTTCAGTTCTTCTGAAATCGCATCGTTTTCGAAAAGGTTTTTCAATGCTTCTAACATGGTGTTTTCCTTATCATTGCAGTCTGTTGATTATGTTAATCAACGACTCCTTTAAATATTTTTGAGCCTTTGTGTCTTCTTTTGTTGCCTGTGCTAATTCGTATGCCTTATACCCTCCACGTGCGTTCATTAGATGCTCGTATATTGGTGTTGGATATGCACCGGGCGCGGAAGGTTGAGCAACCGCATCCACAGTGATAATTTCAAAATCAGAAACGTTGCCGCTTCCGTCTTCACTAACGTTACCGCTACCTCTAGATGATACACCTAGTTTAACTCCGCTTTGCAGCATTGTTTCAACTAGCTTACCCATAGGAGTAGGAAGTATTTTTAGTTTACCGTAACCATTTGGTCCATCCATCCACATTTCAGATATCATATGACTAACACGGTCAAGGTTAATATTAAGGCCTTCAGGATGATCAACTTCTCCGAGAACTGAATAACCTCCAGTTATTTGATCATTGAGAGTTTTGACAGCCCTGCCTATTTCTTCAACAGGATACACACGCTGGTTAGCATTGCGTACACCGCCTTGGATGCAAATACCTTTCATAAAAAGGTCTTTGCCTTCATTAGCAGACTCGACAACAATCCTTGCTTGGTCGAATGTCAAGTTCTCACGTAAGTTTTTCATTCACTATAGTCCTTGTCTTGCTTACTTTGCTCGCTTGCTCAACTTGTTAAGAGTTGAACCTGCGGCTTTGTCAGCAGTTTCCGGCTTGCCTTTTGTTTCAGCGCCGTGTCCTGGCTCTTTCTTTTTGAAAGATGTTTTGCCAGCTTTACCACCAGGAACGTTAATGTTCTTAGTGTTCATTGCTGCTGGTGCTTGCTTCTGAACTGGGTTACCTTTAATAGTTGTACCTGCTCCTGCTTCACCGCTTTCTTCTGTATCTGCACGTAGGATATTTGCAGTTGTTCCGCCCATATCGTTTTTACCTGCTACAGATGATTTTGTGTTTGCGCCGTTGTCACCGTGCTTTGCTGGTGCAACTTTTTCTACATACTCGCGCATTTGCTCACCTGGAGTTTTTTCAGCTTCTTCAACTTCTTCGTCTGCTGCTTCTTCAACTTCTTCGTCTGCTGCTTCTTCAACTTCTTCGTCTGCTGCTTCTTCAACTTCTTCGTCTGCTGATTCGTATGTAAACGCTTCTTCTTTTTCTTCTTCGCCTTCTTCGCCTTCTTCGTCGCCAGCCTTGTCGCCGCCGTCAAGTAATTCAGCAAATTTAGCTTCTAACTCTTCAATTTCATCTTTTACGTTATGAATGATTTCCATTGCGTCATTTTCGTCGCCTTTGTCGTCCATGTCCATGTCGTCGCCATCTTCGTCGTCCATGTCTGGCTCCATGTCACCCATCATATCATCTGCTGGATCACCGCCCATCATTGGGTCAGCTTCTACTTCAAACTCATCTAGGTCAAAACCTTCTTCTAGATCATCATCAGACTCTTCTACTTCTTCGTCTGCTTCGTCTAGGTCTTCATCTGATTCATCTACTTCTTCGTCTGATGCTTCATCTACTTCTTCGTCTGATGCTTCATCTACTTCTTCGTCTTCTAGTAATGATTCATAAATATCTCTTGATTTTTCTACCACAATCTCGTGGAATAATGCTTCTGCACCTTCTTTGTCTTCATTGACAAGAAGTTCAAGCATTGCTTCAAACTTGCTACGATCTGCCATTGTTTTCTCCTGTTAAAAAATAGATACCGCGTACACGGTATGGGCTGTCAATATTATTTACTCTATTTGCACGAAAATGGGCTGAAACGGCACGTTTTGCTATCCGTAACACCATTAAATGCTATGTTAAGTTGTGAATTTTAACAAATTCATCAACATACATATGCCTTAAGTTTCGAATATTTATTAATTCTTTAGGAATAAATCCATCTTTATCGATAACTCTAACATAGTTAATGTGTTCGTTTTCCTTAACAGTTATCTGCGTTTGCTTTAACCAATTGCCATAAAACGTTGCTCGATCGCTTTGTTTTTTATAGTTTATAGTATTTGCATAGATGTTATTAACCCAGCGACCTTTATCAACGCCTTTATAATCAAAACCTAAAATATATATAGTTTCATACATATGCTTACTTGCAAGCCATAATGCTGTAGGGCCGCTTGACCATCCTTTGCTAGGGTTGAATAAATTTAGCCCTTCAATTTTTTTATAACTTCTATTCGGATTAGTATACACAGGATTATCTAGATGCCATCCAGTCTTAGTTATTTCCAATACCATTCGTGTATCAACTGCAATTAAATAGTCAGGTCGATATTCTCTGTAAAGTGCATTGCATCCGTAAACCTTACCTAACTTTTTCATTTCATCAATTGATATCATTTTGCGGCTTGTACCATTACCGCACACAAATGCAAGTGATTCGTTTTTCTTTTCTATAGTTTCGTAATTATCAGTAGATCGAGTAGGAATTAATTTCTGTTTAAATTCTTTTTCGTGTCGCTTGGCTGCTTTAGCTGATGCTCTAGCTTTTTTTATTTTTACCCATTCTGATTTTGTATATAACGACTTGTCAATTTTTGGCACTACATTCCTGCCTCTGCGTTTGCAGATACACCGTACATCTGTCTAATAAAATGAAGATCTTTAATTTTTTCTTCTTTATGTAGATCAGCTGCTTTTCGAATACGATTTATCTGACGCAGAGTAAGTCTTGTTTTACGTGTGTCATCGATATCTAAAGGAGAACTATCATTCTCAGGCTCGTAGCGATCGTTCTCTACAGGCTCGACAGTTTCTTTATCAAAATAATATAGTTCTCTTAGTATCATGTTATTATTTATATCGTTTGTTCTTTTGGAGCAGCCATACCGCCTAGATCTTGACTCGTCGTTGTTTCTGGGCCGTCGCCTTCGGATCCTTGTATTGGATCTTCACTATCTAATGATTCATCTTCAATACCGCCTAGATCTCCTTCAATGCCTGCACTACTAATACCAGCGCCTCGCATCTCTGCTGATGCATCATCTGTCATTGGTTGTAGATCCTCTTCATTCTCTTCACGCCATAGTCTTTCATTCTCTGCAATTTCTTCAGCAGTAAGACCTAAGAATCGTTCAAGTGCAAATCTATTTGAAATATATGGTAATGCAGCCATTTGCGTGTATGTCGGAACTCTTGCATTATCAATTTCACTTTGTCTATAACTAGCAAAGTTTTGCGGAGGTTGAAATTTAAGACTGAACATACTTGTATCAATATTAATACCTTTATCAAGCATATAACGTTTAAACTCTGTATCAAACTCTTCTACAATTAATCCTTGTAAGCGTTCGCAGTATGTGTTAAATCGTAACTCTTGTATGTACGCTGTTCCGACTCTACCGTCATTATACTGACTGCTTGCATCATCTGCACCGGTTGGTAAGTAACTTGACGGAATACGTAATCCGCGAACTAACTTATTAGTAAAATATCTAAGGTCGTCGATCTCTCCTAAATTAGTACCTCCAGGAAGTGTTTCAACTTTAGAACCTCTGCCTTCTGCTGTTTGCGGGAAAAAGTAATCTTCATTTATAGACAACGGATTATAACTACTATCTATGACATTTTGCCCTCCACCCGTTTGTGATGGAATACGTCTTTGATGTATTTCTGTCTTTACTCTTTCAACAAATTGCATTGCCAAGTGACTTGGCATGTTGCCCACATCTACATAAAATACTCTGCGCTCTGGTGCACGTTGTACTCTGTAAATAATAATTGCGTCTTCTAATAATTCTTTTTGTTTGTATACTTTGAATACAGTTTCTAATAACGAATTACCAAATGGATAGTTTTTATCTAAACCCTCTGACAAACTTAGATGTACCATATGCTTTGCATCGATACAAATTTCGTTTTCTTCATTTTGCCAACGGTTGCCATTAGGTACAGGACCCTTGCCTGTCATATTAGTTGTACCTGCACCAGGATAACCTGCGCCTGTTGGTCCAGTACCTGTTGTATCAAACGGTGTTGTTGCAACCATATCTTTAAAATTTACATTAAAATCTTTGATTACATACTGCTCCGGAGCCTTGCCTTCGCTTTCATTTACAATAATTTTAGTTACATTACCCGGATCAACATGAAACCACTTTTGTGTTTCTGGATCACGCACAAAGAATTGATCGCCATACTTAAATGCATTTCTAAATAATCTAAACATACGTGTTTCAAAGTTTTGTATTTTACTCCACTGTTGTAGATATTGTGATATAATTGTTACTTCACTGTTAGTTGCTTTTTGTTTAAAGTCAATTTTAAAATGTGTATTGTTTTGTTCATTAAGTTGTGTACAAAATTCTGATAGAATATCTAGTGCAGCATTAACTTCTGAATCTTGATCCATTGTGTTGTATTGTCCATAACGTTCAACACGGTTAGGTGTACCAACATAAACATCAGGCAAATAACTAGAATAGTTTGATCTAGCAGGTCCAGGCATGCTAGTTTGTCCACCTGTAGTCGAAAAGGGAGAAAAACTTCCATTTGGATTATTACTAGTAGATACTGGTGTAAAATATTTCTTCCAACTCATTTATCAACGGCTCCTATTTCTTCCGCTTGTTCTTTGTTCTTTTGTCTTATACGGGTTGCCTATACTAGTATTAGTTCCGACACTGCCTGTATTTTTTGCTACTTGCTGCATAATTTTATTTCCATTCAACTTTAAACCAATTAGATGAATTATATTGTTATTTAACTCTGTAAACTGTTCTGAGCTCATACCCTGGCCGCCATTGCCAAGTAATGCCGAACCTGCATTTTCACCTGTTGAGAATGGCATATAACTATTATCTTTTGTTAGCTCTTCATTAATTTTTTCTAACTGATCGCCCATTATTCGTAGCTGTGTGTTAAACTTTGCAAGTTCGATTGTTTTAAATTCACCAGTTAGTGCGTTTATATTTTCTCTTAGACCAGTTATTGCACCGATTCTTTCAAATGCGCCGGCGATACGTTCCATTCCTTCAGAAGCACCTGCATAACGTTCAGTAAGTCTCACTGTATCTTCGTCTAGTGGAGGTGCACTTGTTTGTGCCGCTGGTGTTTGTGCGATTGCATCCTTTGTTACATCACCGACAACTGCACCTGCTACTGCTGATCCTGCTGCATCACCTGCCGCATATCCAAGTGCGCCGCCAATTAATGATCCTAGAACTCCTCCAATTGCCATTCCGATTGGTCCACCGATTGCGCCAACCATAGCACCTGCGGAAAAGCCTGCATATGCGCCGCCTGCGCCGCCTACTGTGCCGGCTGCTGCTCCGCTTCCTTGTACAATCTTTTCATCAGTAGACAATTCATCATCTGTAAGCACTGCTCCTACTGTTAACAGTCCTAATATTGCTGCTAATGCTCCTGGACCTTTGCCGCCTTTTGCTAATTTTTTCCACCATTTATCGTTTTTACCATCAGGCATGTCAACATCAGGCTTTTTAGATGTTGTGTTAGACTTGCTGTTAGGATCTGTTACATATTTGTTAGTCGACGAGTCTTTTAAGCGGCCATCTTTATCTCTATATGTACCTTTAGGATCAGTTTTTAGATTTTTTGTAACATAATCTTTCATTCCGGTTTTTCCTACACCCATCATCGAGCCGATGCCCTTTATAAGTGCTTTAGATACTGATGCTAATCCAAATATTGTTTTGAATGCAAGTTTTAACGCTCCAATTGGTCCTGCTAGTGCAAATATAGCAGTAAACCCTGCTGCGGCTGCTACTCCTGCTGCTTCAATCCATGTAAGGTTACTTAATCCTTCTTTTATTCCCGACATTAACGCATTAGCAACAGTAGTTCCAAGGCCAGTAAACAGTCCCGGTATTTCCTTTTCCATTGTTTCTGTAGCACCTTGTGGGCCGATTTCAACTGTTTCTGTTTTAGTATATCCGAACAACACATCCGTTAATGCAGTACCAAGCCCAGATAAAGAGGTTGAAATAGTTTCTTTCCAGCCAAATGTCTTTATATCTTCAAGAAAATTGCTTACCCAAGAAGACATATCGTCAAAACCTGCTTTAATTTTTGCAATATTTCCCTCGTCTCCCATAAACTCAGCAAATGTGTTTGCCGCTGCTGTTACTTGATCTAATAAACCTGATTCTATAAATGCAACTGCTAATGTACCACGGATTTTCTCCATAGTTTTGCCAAATTCAAGGATTGCATCACTTCTTGTCTTTGCATCCTTCTGATCTTGTATAAACTGCGCTTTGTCTTCTGCAGACATCTCAGCTAATGCTCTGCTTTCTTCAATAACCCTAAATGCTTCTGCAAATGCAGGATTTAATTTAGATAATGCTTCAACAGTTGTACCTTGCGATGTTGCAAACGCTTCTAAATCGCCTTTGACTCCGGTTACAAATTCTGTCATCTCTGCAGGATTCAAATTTTCAACATCTGTAGCTGTATTTCTAAATGTTTCACTCATATTCATTAAAGCTGCGGTAACATCGCCTTGAATAGTACCATCTGCCATGTCTATCACTGCTTCTTTTAACGTATCGCCACTTAATGATAAGTTTGCTAAGAATCGTTGTGCTTGTTTGTCAGACATATTAGCAGTTTGTACTTTAACTCTAATATCTGTCATAGCTTGAGACATTTC